TTGACGCCGGGATTCAGCTGTTAATTTCGTTGGTTCAAAACCTGCCGCAGATTATAACTGCCATCGTGGCGGCGATACCACAGATCATCTCATCGCTTATTACGGCGATTATCGGGAGCATCCCGCAGCTTGTGGGAGCGGGCATTCAGCTGTTCGTGGCGTTGATAAAGAACCTGCCAACCATCATCGTGGAAATCGTAAAAGCGATACCTCAGATTATTACGGCTATCGTGAAAGGCTTTACCGGTAACATCGGTAAAATCGTGCAAGTCGGTAGCGACCTTATCAAGGGGCTGTGGCAGGGTATTTCGAACGTCACCGATTGGATTTGGGGTAAAATCTCCGGCTTCTTCGGAGGGATCGTCGACGGCATTAAAAACTTCTTCGGTATCCGTTCTCCCTCCACCTTATTTGCCGGACTTGGCGAAAACATGGGTCAGGGCATCGGTGTGGGCTTTGAACGGGCGATGGATGAAGTCGCCGACGATATGCAGAACGCTATCCCCACCGCTTTTGATACGCCCGGCATAAATATGGGTGATGTGACAGGAAGTTATGGCGGCTTGGCGGTATCAGGTATGCCTTCTCTCATCAACATACAGCAGATGATTGTCCGCAGCGAGGACGACATCCGCAGAATATCACAGGAACTGTACAACCTGATGCAAACCGGCTCGCGGGCGCAGGGGCGGTTTAGCCCGGCATAAGGAGGTGTTGGCGTGGGCTTTATTTTCAACGGAATCTCATCACAAAGCATGAACGTCAAGGCTCGGCTGACCTCTTGGCAGGCTTCGCCACCCTTGCGCAACTCCTTTGTTTCCATACCCGGCAAGCCCGGCGTGGCAGACTTTGGCAGTGATAGCGCAGAGCGGGTCATAACCGTTCGCTGTAATATCGCTCCAAAGCACAACCTCGCTTCATTGGTTGGAGTTCTGGATGGTCTGGCAGAATGGCTTGACCCGGATAAAGGGCTGAAACAGCTTGTGCTTGACGATGTAGCCGACCGCTATTTCACAGCGCGACTTCAGACGGAAGTGAACTGTGAACGGCTTATTCGCTCAGCGGGTGCATTTGACTTGAACTTCGTCTGCCCCGACCCACATGCTTACGCTTTGACGGACGAGGGTTTTACGCTAACCCAAGCAGGCGCGAATGCGGTCACGAGGAGTAAAGGCAATACAGACTCTTTGCCTGTCTTCCTTTTGAAAGGCATCATTCCATCAGGGGCATCAACCTATGTGTCGTTGAAAACAAATGACGAAGAACTTCGCGTTATCGGTGTGCTGGCTGCCGGGGAAACCCTTGTCATCGACAGCGGTTTGGTTACTGCCAAGGTGGTAGACGGCACGGGCGAAACGCTCCGAAATGGTCTGCCGCTGCTTCAAGAGTTGAATTTTCCAATTCTTCGCAAAGGAGCGAACAGCGTAACCATTACGGCAATCGGTGCGACCTTTACAGAACTGCAAATACAGGCGAAGAGCCGTTGGAGGTGAGGACATGGCGGTAAAATCCATATTGACTTCTCAAACAGACTTTACAGGCGAGATCCCTGTAACCGAAAAAACATCCGCACTCTGGCGTTTCAACGAATCCACGCCGGACAGCGATACCCGCCTTACAGACTCCTCCGGCAACGGACGACATTTTACTGTCTCCGGCTGGAGCGGCACAACAGCCTCTTTACTAAACGGCAGGTTTGGGCGGTATTTTCGCATAAACATCAACAACCCAACCACAGAAAAGACGCACCTTGTCGCCACCAACGACGGTACATTCTTTTCTTATCTCGGTGATAAAATTGCCGTCGGCGGTTGGGTAAATCCGACCACCTATTCTGTCGGGCAGAACTTCATTCCGCTTTTCAATACAAGGCAAGGACCCGGTCAGCCAATTTTATATATTTCCCTCTATCAAGGGCGGCCGCGAATGATGCTCTATAATTCGGCGGGCACGCTTATCCTTGACCAAACCGAAACACCTGGATTCAACATGGTCAATGGTGGTTGGTATTTCCTCTCTGCCATCATAAATGCGACGGACAAAACATCTCAGATAGTTCTGTGCAACCGTGCCGACGGTGTAGTGTGGACAGCCCCCTTGCGGACATTTACTGGTACATTGAATCCATCCTGTACGGCGGATATCGTCATGGGAATGCACGCAAACCAGTATTACTACGCAGGTGGCTTGGACGAGTGGTTCTTTGAAACAGACAGCGACTTAACTATTGATGATTTGATTCACTATTTCCGTCAGGCGATGCTTGCCAATGGCGGAGATACTTCGGGTAACGTGGATGCGCTAACTGAGCCGGGAGCTGTTACCCTACGGAAAGGCATTGATAATCTCTACCCCGAAAGCGGCCAACTGACGACGATTGCTGCCGAATGCAACCTTGCCGGGAGCGGTCGGGTATCGGCAACAAGCGAATACACGGCGGGCGTCACGTCCATTTCACTGATAGAAACATCAACCTCAGATGATTTACAGGACTGGTCGGCATGGCAGACAGTTGGCACGAACGGCGAACTGTCCTCACCGAATCGCTCATATATCCGTTACAGGGTAACGCTCAGCACCAGCGATACGACGGTCACGCCGAAGCTGCTCGATATCACACTTCATGATATCCCCAAATCTCCGTATGAGAAACTGGGTTTTGCCCGCCCCGTTGTTTTGGACGGGAACGGATCGTGGGAAACAGTTCTGGAGAATGCTTACGACATCATTGTTACGGGCGAGATCAACGGAGCGGACACCTTGGAATTCAAGCTGCCCTACAGTGACCCGAAGCGGGCGACGCTTGACAACGAGAAGCAGGTGCAGATTGCTGAGGATGTTTACCGCATACGGACAATGACGGATGAAAAAGGTTCGGATGGCAACAGCATACTCACAACGGTCTATGCTGAAGCGGCATTCTATGACCTGACTTTTTCTGCAGAAAAACAACCGATTGAATTCAACGCCGACCTGCCCGCTGCCCCGATGGCGTTTGCGCTTGCGGGCACAGGCTGGGAAGTCGGCACGGTAAATGTGATCACCCTTCGAACATGGGAATGCCAAGAAAAGAACGCACTCTCCATCCTGCGGATGGTGCAGAACATCCATGGTGGCGATTTGGTATTCCACAGCCGGGACAGGCGAGTGGACTTACTGACATTCAGCGGGACAGACAGCGGTGCGCTCTTTGCCTACCGCAAAAACTTGACGGGGATTAAGCGTGTAGTCGATACTCGATCCCTTGTTACGCGACTCTACGCCATCGGTAAAGACGGCATGACCTTTAGTGCCATTAACGGCGGCAAGGAATATCTGGAGGACTTAACCTATTCAAGCGAGGTGCGGGTAGCGACACTCGACTGCTCCAGTTTTACGAACCCCTATCAGATGCTTGAATTTACCAATATGCGGCTTGCTGAGTACGCAAAGCCCCGCGTTTCCTATGTCCTCTCGGCGATGGATTTGTCCGTATTGACAGGCTATGAACACGAGCGCTGGAATTTGGGTGATATTGTAACCGTTGACGACAGGGATTTGAATCTGACCATTAAAACACGAATTATACGCCGCCAGTATAACCTTCAAGAGCCGTGGAAAACCGTATTGGAACTCTCCACAAAACTCAGAGAACTTGGCGATTCCTCATCAGCAACGATTGCCGACCAGTTCGACCAAAGCAATCTCATCGGGCAGGAAATCAAGGATATGGTACCGTTCAACCATCTGCGAAACAGCAGAGCCGATGATGGCTTCGCCTATTGGCAAAATAGCGGCTTTGTAGTGGATACTGAAAACGGTGTATCCGGTACAGCTTCCTTTAAGGCAGTTGGTGTGGCGGATATGACCAAAAGCATGGCGCAAACAGTCTATCCAGCATCAAGACGTAACTACACTATTTCGGCTCAAATCGGCTCAGATAATCTGAACAAGGGTGCAAATGGACAGGTCGGTATCGAGGTAGTATTTGAATACGAGGACGGGACGACCGAAACACGATTTATTGATTTGTATTGAGAGGGCGGTGATTTCACATGGTATCTTTTCAACAAGTGGCGCGAGACGCTTCACCCAAAGGCTACGGCAGGCTGCGCTCCATCACCATCCGTCTTGTTATACAGAACTGTACTGGAGAGGTGTTCTTCACTGATCTAATGTTGCAAGCAGGTATCGTCGCCACAGGCTGGGTCGGCCACGTCTGTGAAATTAGGTGGACACTGGATGGGTGATTCAGTCTTTGCGAAGTACATGCTTGTAGTAGCATCGGAAAAGGCAGAGCCATTGCACATAAAGCATTTCCCCAGAGGCGTAACCATGTATGCCAGCTTCTCGAAATGCTCTGGACAACTGCTTTTTTGTAAACATGCGTCGTAATTCGGCACCATTGCTTCGTAGGCCGGCTGAGACAAAGCGCTCGTAAGCAAGCCATTGGACTGGCGATACATCTGGTTGTGCCTTTTTATTCAGATGGAGCAATACCACGTCTACGCCGGGCTTCGGATGAAAATCCTCCCGGCGAAAATGGTAGACGATTTCAAGATCGAATACTGGCTTTATCATGAGTGACCGCAGGCTTTCACGCGAGGTTCCCATGAAACGCTTGGCCGCACCCTTTTCCATCGTTAACCATGCTTCTGTTGGTGGGTTTTTGCTTTCCGTCAGCTTGCGCAATATGCTGGTGGTATGGAAAAAAGGAATGTTTGCAAAAACCTTATAGTCCACAGAAGCAGGAAGCCGCCATTGCAGGAAGTCCTGATGATAAAGGTCGAGGTTTTCGGCATCACTGAATTTTTCAAGAAGCCTTCCATAAAGCTTTTTGTCAACTTCAATAGCGCTTACTTTCTGGCAGTTTTCAAGGAGTAAACCAGTAATATGGCCTTTACCGGGGCCTATTTCAATCACATGATCACCTGCGGTGATACTGGTTTTATGAAGCAATTTTTTTATTGTTTTGTAGCTGGTCAGGTAATTTTGGGATACACAAATGGGCGGATTTTGCCCTTGGTTTCTATTTTTGGACATAAAAAATACACCTCTTTCGATTCTATTCGGGTCGAAAAAAAGTGCACAAAACTAAAGGAAGAGTATTTTACGCTTCCGTTTGTTTAGTGCACCTTATTGACGAGTCCGAAAGATTCCACTCATAGGTGTATTCAAGCCTCCAAATATAGATTGGTTTTCATTATAAAATAAATAGGCTATGTTGTCAAATTCAGCATTTGTACACACTCGCATTTGAGCTATGCACCGTTTTCGGAGGAGGTGGCAAAGATAATCAACAACTTCATCCGCTTTGCGGAAGTACTAAAACTCAAAGAGGAAAAGCGAATTGTAAGCGTAACCCTCCGTCCCCTCATCGCCGATTGCACGGGCGAGATTTACTTCACCGACCTTCAGCTTCAGGAGGGCGACAAACTGACAGGCTATACACCGCACACTTCGACCATGCTTCAAGGTAGCGGGAATGCTCCTCGCTACCAAAATGCCGTGGTGCGTGGCGACGCGACCCTCGTTCTCTTCAACACCGGGGAAACCTCGGCGGGTCTTGACTTATATATCTATCCTAAACAGCCAATGGCGGCGGGAAGCATTGAAATTTCACAAGGTATGGGTTCGCATAAGTGCAAATTTACATCGGCGGTAAATGCGGGTGATGAATTTGCCTTAAAAGCTGTGGTAAGGGAATGTCTGCGAAATGGCAATCCCACGCTAAAGGATGGATTTTACCAATATACCGCCGCTTACGACAGCAAGCACCACGTGAAGCTGGAAAACGGAAAATCAGCGAGGGTCTACCTCGAATATGTAGAAATGATGGAAGGAGATCCGCGCTTATGAGTAAGGATTATCTTAAGGGCAAGAAGTGCATGATATGGTCGTTCATGGGAAACACCCGAATGCACCAGGCCTTGAACAATTACGGTGACCGCTATGAAGCCGTCGGCATCTTCACCTTCGAGGTGGCCATAACAGGAACGATAACCGAAACAGGAACGCCTATATCCGGCATGATGCCGTACATCAATAAATGGCCTAAAGTGCGGTGGTTTCTCACTGTAATGAACCACGGCGCAGCTTCTATCTTCACTGCTCTACGAAATAACGAAAGTGGCGCAAAGACGAAGTTTCTCTCCGAATTAGTGCGTATCATGCAGAAATATCCGTGGTGTGCCGGTGTGGATATCGACTTGGAACGCGGCGGTGGATATGAGAACAAGGATGCGGCAAATATTCTCTTCAGCGACATTTACCAAACCGTTAAAGCGTACAATCCCGCCAAGCTGGTCAATATCTGTTTGCCCGGTATGACGGGCGTCCAAGGCTCAGTCGGCGGCGAGAATTGGTGCGTTTATGCCGATCTCGATGCTTACTGTGACACGGCAGCAATTATGTCATACGGTATGGCCTGGGCAGGCAGCGCACCGGGTCCTGTCTCTCCACGGGACTGGCTTGTCGGTGTTTATGATTATGCCGCCAGAGTAATGAATCCGCAAAAGATCTATATGGGTTTACCGGGTTACGGTTGGGAGTGGCAGATATATACAAACCCTGCCGACCTCGGCCAGACGTATCGTGGCGTGTCGCTTACCTATTACGCCGCCAAAATATGGGCGGAGGGCGGCTATAACTTCACGGGTAATGCTCCTCCGCAGCCGATGATACCGTGGCTTGCCTACTGGGACGATTACGACCAAGTGCCGTATATGCTCCCTCAAGTCTACGATTATGCTGAAGGTGGCGATGCAACCAGTCGAGAAGCCCCTATAACCGGGGAAACATACAACCGCCGTCGATACTTAACTTGCTACGGCAAAACACAAAAGGCAGAGTTTGGCACAATATATATTGACCGTGACGGCGAGCCGGATAGTTACACAGAGGGCGTGGTGATCGGCAACGGCATGATTACACTCTCATCCGAAATGGGTACAGCGACCTACGATTTTACCGTTCCGCAATCGGGAATTTATGATATCGCCGTCCGTATCTGCTATCCGTATTGGGATAAGAACGGTATCAACATCTCCCTTGACGGTTCCCCGGTCGGCTTTTACGAAAACCGCCTATGGTGGCCGTATTGGAGAAGCACCTTCTGGGCGATTCTTGCCAAAGGACGCAGCTTGTCGGCAGGAGAACACGCCATCACCGTTGATGGCGGTGTGGTGGGTGCGCAGTTATTTGGCTTTCGTCTTTGCTCATCGTTTTCTGAACAGCCCTCGGCAGGTTCGGCTACCTTTGAACTCTCTCCTCGTAGCTTCAAGGACGTGAACGGGAATATGGCTGTGCCGGACAAAGGCTTCAAGCTGACCACCGAGATTTTGCGGCGAAAACCCGACTCGGCTCTGGTGTGGTATGAGGACTTCCGAGACCCCATCACGCTGCAAAGCACTTACTGGACTACACTTTCAGGCAGTTGGGCAGTCTGGCGAAGCGATGAATATGCGTCCGGCAGGGTTTATTCACAGCTCGAAGGTAGTGGCCAGCTTGCCTGGAGATATGACGGTTTCTCCGACATTCACCTTCGAGCACGGCTTGCTTTCCCTCATAACGGAAGCGGGCGCGCCGGGGTATTTATCGGCGACATCTTCTGTTGTATCAACATCGACACTGAGCGAGTGGAACTCTATCAAGACTCTATTTTGCTCGGCAGTTATGGCGCAGCTTACTCTAAAACACCTGCCACCGACATCCGCACAAACCCCAATATGTATCTCATTGAAATGAGGAAACGCGGCAACCATGTGAGGGTCTATTCCGGTAACAGTAACACCCTCCGCTTCACTTCCACGGTATCACCAGCAAGTGGTTATTGCGGAATTCGCTCGGATAATGAAATCAAGTGTGAACTGCTTCGTTTGGGCGATGCATGGACTTACGAGCCGTATGAAGCCTTTGATGTGACGATGCCAAACGGTACTACCGAAAACTACGGCAGAATCGCCCGGAGTAGCGTGACATGGGACAGTGAATTCGAGGTATTCACACTTACTTCAGATGTGGAGGAATCCGCTACCCGAAGCGAGGATATCTCTATGGACTATGACTTCGTGCATTCAGCAATGCTATACATTCCATGCAACGCTGACTACACGGCAAAATTTACGCCACGCGACATCAACGTCTGGTGTTCGAGGGTATTCCTCGGTGATGGGGATGGTTTTGGAATTGTCTACTACCAAGACGTGGACTCGATTGTCTACTGGGCAAATGAAGCGGCATACCGATGGCGGTTGCGTGGTTTTGCCCTATGGTCACTCGGTCAGGAAGACTTGCGGCTTTGGGAGGCACTCCCGAAACAGAGTTAAGGAGTAATCATTCATATTGGCATTCGCGCCTGCATATTCAGCAGGCGTTTTTTATGCGAAAAAACAGGAGGTAAAACGAAAATGAAAGAGATTTGGAACTGGATTCAGGTTGCATTTGCAGCCATTGGAGGTACGCTTGGCTGGTTTTTGGGCGGATTGGACGGCTTCCTTTATGCGCTCATCGCCTTCGTGGTCGTCGACTACATCACGGGCGTGCTTCGGGCAATTGTGGAGAAGAAACTGTCCAGCAGAATCGGAGCGCAGGGTATCGCCAAGAAGGTAGCGCTATTCCTTGTGGTCGGCATTGGTCATCTCATCGACACCTATCTGCTCGGCGGCACGGGAGCACCACTTCGGACGGCGATTATCTTCTTCTACATTGCTAACGAGGGAATTTCTCTCGTTGAGAATGCCACGGCTATTGGGTTACCCGTGCCTGCAAAGTTAAAAGATGTGCTGGCACAGCTTCATGGAAAGGATGAACAGAAATGAATCTACGAAAATTGATATTCACAAACAACGCCTGCTACAAGGCTGGCAGGACTATTACTGTCAAAGGCATTATGGTTCACTCCACCGGCGCGAACAATCCGAATCTGCGTCGTTATGTGGGTCCGGACGATGGATTGCTTGGCAAGAATCAATATAACAACCACTGGAATCAGGACAAACCGGACGGTCGGCAGGTCTGCGTACATGGCTTTATAGGTAAACTGGCTGATGGGAGTATCGCTACCTATCAGACACTGCCGTGGAATCATCGCGGTTGGCATGGGGCTTCCGGCTCAAAAGGCTCCGTCAATGATACGCACATCGGCTTTGAAATCTGCGAGGATGGCCTGACAGACAAAGTCTATTTCAACGCAGTCTACAAGGAAGCCACCGAACTGTGTGCCTATCTCTGCAAGGAGTATAATCTCGACCCGATGGCGGATGGCGTTATTATCGGTCATTACGAGGGGCATAAACGCGGCATCGCCAGTAACCATGCCGATCCAGGTCACTGGTTTCCGAAGCACGGCAAGTCAATGGATACATTTAGAGCAGAGGTCAAAAGGCTACTCACGGCAACAGAACCTTCAAAACCTCCCACCCCAACTGAACCGAAAAAGCTATACCGTGTACAAGTCGGTGCTTACGCCATCAAAGCCAATGCTGATGCCATGCTAAAAAGGGTCAAGGCGGCGGGATTTACGGATGCTTTCATCAAAACCGAATAACCAGTATATGCCGGTACGCAAGTGCCCCTCTTCTGTCTGTAGACGGTAGAGGGGCTCTTTTCATTTCCCCTCCGAATGGAGGAAATCATATGATTACTGCTCAAAAAGAACGAATTGAAT